TTGAAACAGCAGGGTTCTAATGTTATACATGGAGCTATTCGTGAGGTTAGTCTTGTTTTGGCAGGAGCAAATCCCGGGGCATTTATTGATTCTGTCATGAGTCACGGCGAAGAGTCTGATGATGAAGCTATTATCTATACTGGTGAAGACATTTCTCTATTTCATGCCGATGAAAAGAAAGATAAACCAGTTGATGAAAAATCTGAAGACGAGGAAACCGTTGCCGACGTCTTCAACACTCTTACCGAAAAACAGAAAACGGTAGTTTATGCAATGATCGGACAGGCTCTTGAAGAAAAAGAAGAGTCCGAAGATAACAACAATAATGACGATTCTAAAGGAGGAAATAAAACTATGAAGCACAATGTGTTTGACAAGGAAGATACTAAGAAGGATGTTCTTAGTCATTCCGACCTGGAAGCCATCTTCGCCGACGCTAAACGTTATGGAAGTCTTAAAGACAGTGTTCTCGCACACGGTATCGAGCAGATTGACTATCTGTTCCCTGATGCAAAGAATGTTACAAATACCCCTCAGTTCATTCAGAGAGATATGGGATGGGTTCAGAAGGTTATGAACTCCGTCCATCACACTCCCTTCTCCCGTATTAAATCTATTCTGGCCGATATTACAGAGGATGATGCTAGAGCTAAAGGTTACATCAAGGGCAATCTGAAGAAGGATGAAGTATTCACTCTGCTGAAGCGTACTACTACTCCGACCACTATCTATAAAAAGCAGAAGCTGGACCGTGATGATGTAGTTGATATCACTGATTTTGATGTTGTTGCTTGGCTCAAATCCGAAATGCGTATGATGCTTGATGAGGAAATTGCCAGAGCCATTTTTGTCGGTGACGGTCGTCTTAGCTCTTCTGATGATAAGATCAACGAGCAGAACATTCGTCCTATTTGGAAGGATGATGATCTGTATACTATCAAAGCTCCTGTAACTGTTGCTGCTAATGCCACAGCTTACGAGAAGGCTAAGGCTTTTATCCGTGCAGCCATTAAATCCCGCAAGAACTACAAGGGTTCCGGCGAACCAACCCTGTACACCACTGAGGACGTTCTTACCGATTGTCTGCTTATGGAAGACACCACTGGTCGAGTTATCTACGATTCTGTTTCGAAGCTTGCTACTGCTCTTCGCGTTAAGGAAATCGTAACTGTTCCAGTAATGGAAAATCTCAGCAGAGTCGACAATGGTACTACATATAACCTTATGGGTATTATCGTCAACTTGATTGATTACAATATCGGTGCAGATAAAGGCGGAGCCGTTAACATGTTCGACGATTTCGATATCGACTACAATGCTCAAAAGTACCTTATTGAGACTCGCTGCTCTGGTGCTTTAATTAAACCTTACTCTGCCATCGCTTTAGAACTGACTTTTCAATAAGTCTCGTTGTTGAGCCTGAGAATAGCGAGGCAGTAGTACTTGGCAAGTCTGTAGGCGACTTGCAGTCAGGCATTATTGTCAATGATAATTCTATAGAAGGTGTCCTACACTATGTAACTGATTACACTGGCTTCTCTGGTAACGTTGACGAACAATCTGGTAATTTCTTAGTTCTCAAGTTCCAACACAGCGAAGGAGCTACAACAACTGTAGAAATTATCGGAGGTACTTCTGGTCCAGTAGCACTTGACGAGGACATGATTTGGGTTGGTCAAATCGAACCGTCTGACCAAGGAATCAGAGTTGTAACTACCCTAGATGGTAAATCAATTACAAAGGTTTACTCTATTGACAACCTAGTACTTGAAACAGAAGAAGAATAATATTGCTTAATTATGGGAGGAAAATTCAAATATTTAATAAGGAGGACACAAACATGTCTAAGGTTTATGAAAGATATGAAGATTTGCATGTTAGAAAGACATACATTTATGTTAAGGCGGATGACGTATATGCATACGCAGACCCCGACAAAAAGGTTAAAATCTCAGCAGATGATCTAAGGGACTTGTTCCTTAAGGGTGCAGTAATTCTTGACGGCACAACCGAGTATTCACCGACCAGTTATGCGGAATCTTCTAAAGTTGGAACTATCACATACGTGAAGGCGGACACTACGACTGCGTCCACAGCGGTTCTAACAACGTTAAAATCCAAAGAGTACACAGCCGAGGGCTAAATAACAAAGGAGAGAATTCAAAATGGCTAAATTTTACGGAGTAATCGGCTACGCTGAAACGGTGGAAACAAAGCCAGGAGTGTGGAAGGAGCAGATTACAGAGAAAATGTATTACGGTGAACTTGTCCGAAATACTCGTAGACTTCAGACCACCGACCAACTCAACGACAACATCAATGTTGCAAATGAGATCAGCATTGTAGCCGATCCGTTTGCCAAT